TGGCCGATGCGGGAGGGGCCACCATGTTAAGCTTCGCCCCTATGTTGGTTGCCATGACGCCATCCGACGCGAAGTTTTGCAGCGCGCTGACGAATTGCCCCCATTCAATCGAGTTGAATGCCGCCGTTGTCTCGCCGTGGATGAACGGAATCGCGAACTTCTCACAGAAGGCGACCCATGCACGAAGCGCCAGCTGCTTGTACATCCATGAAATGCAGGAAACGATTTGCAGCCCCTGGCCCGTCGTCACCATCCAGCCGAACTGATCCAGCGGGATGCCGTCCAGCGCCAGCTCATACGGCAGGTAGCGAAGGACTCCGGTGCGGTTCTCGAAGAACCAGAGCGGCACATAGCGCAGCTCAGCCGTGAGCGATGCGGATCCCGTGTCCGGGTTCACGTCCGGCTTCCAGATGATCTCATGGACCGCGAACTTGAAGCCCACCGACTCCATCATTTGCCGCACCATGAGCGCCACACCCCCCTGCTCATTCTGGTTGATCGCGGACGTGCAGGTCAGGTTGTCGTAGAACTCCTCCAGGGCCTCCTTGTGCGCGTCGGCTTCCGGCGTGTCGTCCATCTGCATGACCTCCCATTCGAGGCGCGACACGGCGAATATGCGCTTCGCCTCCACCGCGATTATCTGGTCGTCGCGCTCGCGGATGAATGACCAGTCGAGCGACAGCCATCGAAGGAAGCCCAGCTGCCACTGCTCGATGTCCTGCTCCAGCCGCCTCGGCGTGAGCCCGCGTATCGGGTTGAAGCGCGCAAGGAGGTACTGGATGATTCGCGCCGCGCTGACGACCGATTCATCGTGCTCCGGGCCCGCGACCTTGCCGGGGTATTCCAGCGTGTCCGCCGTGTCGTAGGGTGGCGGCGCAAGATCGATGTTCGTTGTCCGCTGCCCGCCGCCATAGGTCACGCGACCGATTGCCGCCGCCATGGACTGCATGGACGCAACGCCGCCGCCAGCTGCGAGTGCGGCCCATTGTCCCGGAGTGAACGGCGCGTAGGGGGGTGTACCCGCTGCCGCACTGGCGCTTGACTGCGGGGCTCGCAGCACACCCAGAGCGTCACCCACGGGTGGCGTCGCAGGGAGTGCCTTGCCCTTCAGGAAGCCGAAGAAGCCCTTGCCGGTCGATCCGCCTGTGCCTTTAAGGGTGGATTTAGCCATGGCGCTTTAGAACCCTAACCCCCTGCGATCCTCCCAGCCTGCGCGCACGCGGTTGGTGTCGTCGTAGGCAGGCTGCGTTTCCGTGTCGCCATCGCCACTCGCCTTTCCAACGCGGCTGGAAGCGAACGGCTGCCCCCGCGCACCGAGGCCAAAAACAGCCAGCGCGAGGGCGCACACGCAGTCGTCGTGCATGCCATCGGGCGCCGAGTAGCGGACGCCATGCGCCGTGTATTCGTATTCAAACGATTCCAATTCGTTTATCAGTACCTCCCCTGTCAATCCGATTTCCTTGTGCTGGATCGCGACCACCAGCCGTTCCATGAGCGCCTGCTTGCTCTTGGGCGAGAACAGATAGCCCTGAAAGTTGGTGCCCGGGGCCGCCTGCAAATCCTCAAGGATCGGATCTCCAACGCCCGTCGAATCCATGAGCGCGGATTTCCCATTGCTGGCGTTCACCATGGCGAATTTCGTGTCCCGCCAAGGCTTCTGAAAACGCTCCATGTGCACCATGTCGCCGCCGCGGTCGAGTGCGATGCCGACCGTCCAGTCCACTTTCCGCGCAACGTCCCACCCCCACGCCTGCACCGGGAATAGCGACATCTTCGGGATGTGGCATGCGCGTATCGCCTCGATGCCGAACGGGTTTCCCTCGTCGTCGGCGGGGTCCGCCTCGTAGAGCTGCTTGAACGCCTGCTCGGGCAGGACGCGGCGTGCGTCGTCAATTTCCTCCATGTCGAGGATCTTCGCCGACACGGCGTCCTTCCATGTGATCTTGTGGTATGCCGCGTTCGGCATGTCGCCGCTTTCCGCCTTGCGGCACATCTTGTAGAACCAGTTGCGCCGGCCCTTGACGTTGCCGATTATGCGGACGCGGCCGCGCGTCTTCGTGAGCGTGGTGCGAACCGCGATGAACGCCTCCTCACGCATGCGGCTAGCCTCATCCAGCACGACGGCGTGAACGTCCTCGCCGTAGAGGTTGTCCGGCTTCTCGCCGCTCTTGAAGAAAATGTGTGTGCCGTTCGGTAAGTCCACACGGAGCTCGCTCTCGTTCTTCTCGAACATCCCGGGCGGCATCCCGGCGATCATTCGGCGGAAGGCGACCGTCGCCACGGGGAACACGGGCGCGACCCACCAGTAGTTCCAGCCTGGCTGCCCGTGAGCCGCCTGATCCATGAGCCACACCAGGCACCCAGCCGTCTTGCCTGCCTTCGTCGTCGCCTCGATCAGTGAATAGCGCGCCGGGTCGTAGATGGCTGCGAACTGGACCGGGTAGAGGTCGGCGCCCTTGAACTCGATCCGCTCGAAGATCTGCGGCGAGTTCGGGTAATCATCCTGATACACGGGGGATGGCGGCTTCGTGCTCGGCGACCGCGCGTGAGGCCCGCATCGGATCGAACACGAATACGGTTTTCCGCTGGTCGATTGCGACGTTGGTTTCCGCGTGGTCGCCATACTTCTTAGGCGCCAGCTTTGACATGAGCCATTTGCGTGCGTCGATGCGCAGCTTGGCGCGGTCGATCATGTCGCCCTCAATCACCTTCACGCCGCCATCAGGATTGATCTCGCGGCGCGTGCCTACCTCGCAAACGTCGGCAAGCTCCTTGATCTCGTCAGCCCACGATTCCAGCTGCATTTCACGGGCGCGCGCGTACCGCCCCCACAGGCCGCGGATGTCCGCGATCAGCCAGCGGCGAAAACTCGTCTCAGGGATTCGCATGTCGGGTCCTCGGGTGCATGAACGAAGGGATGCGCCGCGGGCGACCTGCTCCAGGATGTCATTAATGGCCTCATCGTCCCATTCGCGCGGAAGGGGTTGCTCGATCGCGGGTTTTGTAGGAGCCATGTGACTATTCCCGTTCATGTGCTCGATGTGCCCGTTGCCGTTCGTTCCGTTCGCTGCATGTCCGCCATTCTCGCCGTGCATTCACGGATTCTACCGTCCGTTTTTTCGGTCGTGTCAAGAAAATTAGGGGAACTATATCTTTGACTCCCTTGGCTCGAATTTCTTTTGAAGAAATTTCAAGACCGCCTGTTGTTCATCGAAGCCTGCCTTCCTAATCTGAGAGAGAAGCCAAATGGTGCTAGGCTTTTCAGCGGTTACATTCTTAGCGCCTTGGTTGCATGTCGAACAAAGCGCCCGAAGATTCGATAACTCCTCTTTTCCGCCAAGGCTCTTATCTTTGATGTGACCTATATGCAGCCGAACTTTTCGATTTGTGGCCGGATCTATTTCACCGGGCGTCAGGCCGCACATCTGGCAAGTGAAGCCATTGCGGTCCAGTACCTGCGCCCTCAGCTTGGCAGAAATCCCGCGCTTGAAAGTAACTTGGGACGGTGCCGGAGGATTTCCGGCTAGAAGATATTGCCCAGGCTTTAAGGCTGCCGAGTCGTTATTGGTCAGAATTGGCCATCCCTCCTCGGCCTTAATCTCACGAACACGTCTAGCCCATTCACTAGTCTCCACAACTCCCTTGAGTTGTGTAGATGAAACCACAATTCCTATGTTTTCTAGGAAGAAAAGTTTTAGTCGCGCCTTTGCGCTCAACTTACGCATTTTTTCTCACCTTAATTGGCTCGCGTTCAATAAATGACAGATAGTGGATCAACTGCTCTCCTATAAGTTCGGTATAGGCTGGCGGGATGGATTCATTAATCTCCACTTTACCCATCCAGTTTATACCCATCGCATCGCGGGCTGCCGCAAGAGTGCAATTCCCTCCTCCTGTGACCTGAACGAAATCTTTCCATTCGTTGGTTTTCCCAAAATGAGATTTGCGGCGGTCGAAGGTGTGGACTTTGGGGTGTTTCTTGTGCGGGGGGGCGATGATCTCAAAATTCGCCTCAAATAATCGGTGCCTAAGCACGCGTAAGCCTGGGAACATCGTGCCGCAAAGCACAACCGGGTTAAGGAGGGGCGCTCCATCCACGTTTTCAATGATGTACGGCAACCCAGAACGAATAAGCATTTCCCTGACAGGTTCAATCAGTCTGGGCCATGCGTCGGCATTCGCGTTCCGTTTCGCCAAATCTGAATAAGACTGGCAGGGAGGTGATGCGTGAACGGCGTCGAACCCCGCAATGAAACTCGGGATAAGTGTTAATGCGTCGGCCTGTATGAACTGGAATGGATAATGGGGCTGCGGATTAATATCCACACCGACAACCTCGAATCCGGCACGGCTGTAACCCACCGCTGCCCCGCCAGCGCAACAAAATAGGTCAAGGAGTCTAGGTTTGCGCGAGGTCTTCATCAAAATCATCCCACTTCAGTTGCTTACCGCCTCCAAAGAGCGCGACAAAAAATTCAATAAAATCCTGCCTATTCTTGGCTATCTGCAAAAATCCCGTGATCTTGCTGATGTGATCCCGCAATTCCTCTTTTGCGTTTTCTTCTATGAATTGGTGCAGCTTTAACCATTCAGCATCCTTCCCGGATTCATCGGAATACTTCGCCCGTTTGGCTTTCAATTCAGATGGCAACCCGGAAAAAATCGGCTCGTATATAAAGCGATTAGTCCAACGGCCAACCCAACTCGGCTTGTTCTTGCTGGCATCGAACGAGTCCCCATATAGGCGAAGGAGGGAAATGTAGAACTCGTCCTTAAATGTCTTTTTCCACTTTTCAGGAATTGAAAGCAGGAGCGCATCGACCGGTCGAAGTTTCTTCCTGGCATTGCGGAACGCGATAATGAGCCGTAACCGAAATTCTCGGGTGGCAGCCGTAGTCCGGCTCAGGGTCAGCAAAAATGCTATTTGGTCGAAATTCAGCCATGCGAACTTTGGGGGGTTGCCTCCGGTTTTTGGCGCTCGCTTAGCAACTCCGGTTTCAAACCGGAGTTGCCCTAACTGGCTTAGTGGCTCCGTGTTTTTATTGATGAGATCGAAGAAGTTCTCATGCTGAACCCCGAAAAGCTTAGCGATTTCCCTTGAATCGACGTAAATCTCACTCCCCTGATTTACAGCGTGGTCAAATTCGTTCATGGGTCTTGGCCGATAAGCGAGGATTGTATCGGCTATCTTATCCAGAATTTCGAGGTTGGGGTTCACGCTGTTAGCTGCTTGTAGGTGAGCCGAAACCGAATTGAACGGCAAGCCGCAGGGCGATCGACTGCGTTTCTGATAAACGGTTTACCGTAATCGCCGCAAGCGTATTTTGGTGTTGCCTGGTTGAGTGAAACATGAATCATTCCAGCTTCGGCGTTTCCCCGCTATTCGTTTCCCAACCCATTTGCCGCAAGGTGAACGCCGCTCGTCAGTAGGCTTGCCGCGCCTAGCGCGGGGAAACCAGGTCGAAAGCGGGCGGCGATATTTTCCCATTACCGTCAGTGACTAAGCTCCCTTGGATAAAATTCTGGCCCTCAGACTGGCTAAGTGATGAGGCTTTGCGCCTCGTCTCACTGTCGGCCCGGGGTGTGTGGATCGACCTCCTTTGCCTCATGGCGAAGTCAGAGCGGACGGGATTCTTGCAGGTTAAGGGGGGGGTTAACGGGTGGGTTAACCCCACCCTTGAGCAGGTGGGTAAACTAGTGGGGTCAAGTGAGGCTGAAATTACACCTCTTTTGGGTGAGCTAAAACAGGCAGGAGTGTGTTCTTTGGAGGAAGGAACGGGCATTATTTTCAGTAGGCGAATGGTGCGTGATCATGCTGCCTATGAACAGGCTTGCGAATATGGAAAGAGGGGGGGTAATCCTCGCATTATTGGGGTTAAGGGTAGGGTTAAGGGTAGGGTTAACCTAAGCCGGCAACCCTCTCTAGCTTCTAGCATTAGCATCTTGCCTCTAGCTTCTGGATTGGATCCTGAGGCGCTGGCTATCTATGAGGCGTACCCGAGACGGGTGGCTCGAGCCCACGCACTCAAGGCGATCAAGGCAGCGTTGGCGAAGAAACCATCTGCGCACCTGCTGGATGCCACCAGGGCTTTTGCGTCCGCAACCGAGGGATGGCCCGCGGACCGCAGGCAATTCATTCCCTACCCGGCATCGTGGTTTAACTCCGAGTCCTACGATGACGACCGGACGGCGTGGGCTTACATCCCAAAGGACACAACTGTCCCTTGGCAGCGCCGCACCTCGACGGACGAGGATCATGCCAAGGGATTCTAACCATGAATGACGAACCTGAAGTACCCTTTGAGGCCCTCGAGCCCGCATGGGAGGCAATCGGCAGCCGAGTCTGCCCCGAGCCGGTCCCTATCGGCGCCCTGATTGCCCGCGCAGTCGATTCCGTGTGGCTGCATGGCCTTCCGGAGCCCGATCCAAGCAAACACCCCTACCAGGGCATTTGCCGCCAATGCGGGCAGGAACTGGATATCAAATGGACCCAAATTGCAAAGTGCACCGGGTGGTTCCCCGTCAATATTCACGTCGAGTGCCTGCCAGCCTATTGCGCGACGATCGGGCCGGCCGGCGAGCAGGCCGAACAGTGGAAGCGAATATGCCCGCCCGACTTCAGGACGCCATGGGACGGACAAAAAGGGAACGGGAAGCTGCTGTCCCGCGTACTTCAGTTTGACCCAAAGACTTGCAAGGGGCTGCTGATCCACGGACCAAGCGGAAGGGGCAAGACCCGCGTGGCGTGGCTGCTCGCGCGCCAACTCATGGAGGGCGGATTCAGCGTGACTTTTGTCGCGTCAATCGACCTGCCCGACGAGCCAACGAAGGAAATGATGCACGCTTCAATCCTCATCATCGACGACTTCGGCAACGACAGGATGCAGGCCAAGAGCGAGGCGATTGTGCTCAAGATCCTGCGCAACCGCACGGAGTGGCATCGTCCGACAATCGTGACGACGCAGTTTACAGGCGCACAACTTGAGGAGCGTTTCAGCGACGGGCACACTGCAAGGGCCGTGATCCGCCGCCTGCGCGAATACTGCGACGGGGTGCCCGCATGACCGCCGTTCGGATGCTGCCTACTCATCTGGCATCACCAACCAAAATAATCCTATGTTAAACATCGCCTACTGCACGGCTCGCAAAGAGCCCCACATCGAATGGTTCCTGTCCTCCCTCGCCAACGAGGCTGCCGGTGACTTCTCCCAGCTCAAGATCATCATCGTCGATTATTGGGCCAACCCCTTCGGCGGCACGAAACAGGCGCACGAGGAACGCCGCGCCTACATTTTCGACCGCGTTGACGATGCCGGAATCCCGCAGGAGGCCGTCAACTGGACCGCGCCCAAGAGCACGCCATGGCAGGGCAAGCAGCGCCAGACGCAGGGAGATTGGTTCAACGTGGCGAACAGCCGCAACACGGCGCTCTGCTACTGCGAGGACGGGCACGTCGCGTTCGTTGACGATCTAAGCGTTCTCATGCCGGGATGGCTCGGCTTCGCGGCGCAGGCTGCGATGATCCCGAAGACGATCACGCTCTGCCGCTACCAGAAAGTTCGGGACTTGATTGTGGAAAAGGGCGAAGTCAAATCCTTCACCCCGCAGGCCATGGATTCTCGGGCGAAGCACTTCCGCGACCTGACGCGGCCACACCTGAACGCGCCGTCGGACCTGCATTACGGCTACGTGATCGGACCCGTCCATGCCTACCTTGACGTGAATGGCTACGTCGAGACAGAGACGGCTGGGCTCGGATTCGAGGATGTGCCGACTGGCATCAATCTCGCCAAGAAGGGCTATGCCTTCCGCTACGATCCGCGCATGTTCACCCTCGAAAGCGAGGATGGGCATGACGACACGAAGTTTCACAAGGCGGATTACGGGGTGTCGCCGAACGATAAGAGCCACCTTATACTCCAAAGGTCTAAGACGGGAAACGGCTACGCGGCGAACGACTTTTGGAACGGCCAATCGCTGGCGGAATTGCGCGATCACGTCTTTGCGAAGGCGTCGAATCCATTCCCTGCCCCGCGACCGAACGTGCGCGAATGGTACTCAGGCATACTGCTTTCTCAATTGCATCAATATCCTGATGGATCAAAAGTTTTAAGAGCCCAATGAAATACACCAATTGTTTTGAAAAAGCACACGAAAACAGGTTAAATACATGACATGAAGCCTATTAAGATACAATTCAGGCGCGACGGCATAGATTTCCGCCAGATTCGCCGGGAAGGCAACGCGGCGGTCTACGAACTCAGTAAACCGATTTGGTCAACATGTAGGTATGAAACGGTCGTTATCCTGCACCATAGCCCCCGCCGTATAGGCGAGGTCGAGATAGGTGCCTCCGAAGGGTACCCGTGTACCAACCAGTGGGGCAGGCTAGGATGGAGCTATCCCGATTTGGCGTGCGCTAAGGCCAAGCTTCAGGCGATTGCGGAAAAGCAGGCCCGAAAGGTGGCTTAAGCCGCCCATTTGCCTAATGGGCACCTACTGGTGGCCAAATAAGACGCCCCCTTCGTGCATCCGCAGGATTTATGCCCGCACTCGCCTAAACCCCAATTACCCTTAGGGTTCCACAAATCGCACCCGCGGCAGACCGCCTGACGGGCCTTCCGGGCGTCCCGAGGCGTGAATTTCGCGCCCGCCTTGACCCACCGCACCATGTCCCGCTTGAGGTGCGCGGCCTTGCTGAGAAGGCTCGGGTGATTTCGGGGGAGCGTGGGCGGCTGAACAAGCGACGGCACTCCCCCGCACGGCGCGACGGTCCCTATAACCTGGGTGCCCGGCTTGAACCAGACAACCCGCGCATTCTTAGTCTCTCCTTGGGGTTCCATATTAAATGGCCTGCACGGTGCATCCCGTCGCATGGACTTCCTCCCCCGACACGTTGGGGATCTGCTGATATTCCGATACGCCAGTCCCGGAGGGTGGTAGCGTCAATTCAAAAACCAATAGGCCGATGGGCACCAAGGGGTCCGAGGTGCCATAAGCCCTCTGCGACAGTTGCACCGAGATTTGGTAGGTCCCCCCAGGAGTGCCGCTCATACTTACCTGGACCTGCGCAGCCCTGAATGCGAAGGTGCGCGAACCGGCCTCGGGCGCCTGCGTGACGGAATAATTGGTGCTGCAATCCGTGCCTGACCAAGGAATACCAATAAGCGCGAATGCGATTGCGTCAGCGGGCTCGTCCACGTCCGTAAGGTTGGAGGCGCTGCTCTGTGCCTGCATCTGGGCGGCACCGAAACCCCCTCCCCCGCTCTGCACGCAGGCGAAGGACTGAATGAGGGTGTGGCTCGTCTTGGTGAAGTCGTCCGTGGCCCCAATTCCCGAATCATTGACACTGATGGCCCCTGTTATGTCGGCCACGGGGCCGGTGGAAACTCCTGTAACGGCGCAAGACCCGCCGACCACAACCGCGGCGCCATTCGTAAAGGCGCGTGTCACCTTACCATAGGTATTCGCGCCCGAATACGAGGCGTCGGCCGAGCAGCTTATGATGGCACACCCGCCGCTATTGGGGCCGCCGATAGCACTCCAGCCCCCGCTTACCGTGAGGGTGCGGTAATAGAGCGGCGGGATGCTGGGATTGATGAACTCGGCATAGCCTACGAAAACAGCCTGCCCGTCCGCGCTCGAGCGCGACTGGCATATGATCGAGCAACCACCCGGGCAGTTGCAGCCCGACTGGTCCGCGCAGGGGCAGCATTGGCTTGCGCCCCCGGTGGATTCCGGAACCTGGACTGTTCCCAAGGTGGCCATTTATCCTGGGACACCGCCGCCCGGCGACTCACAATAGACGGCTATCGTGGATAATTGGCCTCCGTTGCAGATATTTATTGCGCACGTGGGGAGGTTCTTTCCAATCGCCGCCCCGCCGCCAGCCGCCTGAATCACTGAAGATCCGCTGCCCGCCACCTTGTTGAGAAGCTTCTGGGTTTCCGGGGAAATACCCTGCGGACAGCTGCCGCCCGACACACCCGGCGTGTTGACCGCCGACAATCCTGAAATGACGAGCGGCCGCCGCGCGGTCATGTTGACCAGATAAGCGAAGGTTTGAGGGGCCAAATGCTGCGGCGTGCCCACCTTGGCTGTCGTTTCACCGGTGTAGAGGTTCTCCGTCACCTCCTGAATCGTGCTCCTCATGGTCGCCCAAGGCGTCTGTCCGTTCGCCAAATTAAGCGCCTTTCCGGGACGAAGAATCCCACTGCATTCCTGCTCATGGGTCGTTACCGATCCATCATAAAGCGGGGTGACAAGGTACACATAGTACTGCAACGCGAGCCCGATGGGCGGCGTTTCCGTGGTCGTACCTGTCAACTGTTGGAGGTCGATTGAGCCAATAAGACACCCCGGCTGCGCGTCCGCGTTGCCGCCCGCGTTGTCCTGCGTGATCGTCTGGACCTGCACAGGGTCTTGGCTGAGCGTCGCCGCACCCGTGTTCAGGACGCCGGTCGAGGGGTCAACACATCCGTTCGGAACGTTGACGTTGCAGCTCGCAATCCCGATATAATTGAAGCGGACGCCGGCCGGCACAAGGTCATCGCGCGGGACGAGCTCGAAAGACGACACGAGGTTTTCTAGGCTGAGGTCCAGCGTGACGGACGACAGCGCGGCGCGGTCATTCGCATTAAACGTGACCGATCCCGTCGAGTAGTTGAACCATGTCGCCCCCTGCGGCGTCCACTGCATGCAGCGGCGAATGACCGCGGCAAGCGTCAGATCGCGGGTCTCCTCAAACGGGACATTGATGAAGGCCGGCGCGATCCCGGGGCCTATGGGGATGCCGAGCAACGCGGCGTATTCGATGATGTTCGTTATCTGCTGTCCGGTCGTTATCGAAGCGCCCGTCACGGGGTCTTGGAACAGGACCACCTTGGTCATTTTCTCGCCCAGCAGCAGGCATGTCTGGGCCTGCTGCTGGTAGCATTGGCAGAGAACCTGCCAGAGCGTCGTCTTCAGCTTGAACCATGGGCCGCTGACGACGTAGCGGAAGCCCTCGCTCGCCGCGCTTCCGAAGGCCGTCATTTTCGTTACGGTGCCGACAAACCAGACGGTTTTCACGCCGCCCGCGTACTTGTTTATACTGATGCCGCAGCCATAGGGGAATAGTGGCGCGGAAAGCGCGCTTGTCTTTAGCTCGAAGGTGAAATCGTCGTCGTCCTGGGAGCGGAAGGTGACCCGCGGGTTAATTACACCCCATGCGGCAAGGGGCGACTCGACCGGCGGGTTGAAGCCCACGCCATTGACCAGCATTGTCCAGACAGTCGCGACGCTCACGGCGAGGTGTCGGCGAGGGCGTTGCGGGCCTGGCGCTCGGTGCGCTCGCCACGCACGGCGGCATGAATGGCGACATGCGAAGGCCCACGCTCCTTCTCCTTCTTGGGTCCGGTGTTCGACGCGATGTGGTGCAGGGCGGCTGTATGCTTTTTAAGCTCTTCAAGGATTTCCTTCTGATGCTGCGCCAGGGCATGCGCCGCCGCCTTGTCCTCCTTGTCCTCGGATTTCTCGGCCTCGGACTTTGTTTTGGCTTCGGATTTCTCGGCCTCCTTTTCGCCCTCCTCTTTCGCCTTTTCCGATTTCGCCTCGGCCTTTGCCTGGGACTTCTGCTCACGGACCTCGGCACTTGCGGCCTTGGCGGCAGCCCTTGCCTCGGCGGATGATTCCTCATCCCCCTCTTTTTCCACGGGTGGCTTAGAAGTGTTCACCGTCGCCCTATCCACATCGCGCCCCTTGACGATGGCCTCGGCGACCTTGTTCGTCGCCGTAGCGGATTCATTGGCGGCAACCTCCTTCTCGCGATCAACCTTTAGCTGGGCTGACTGCAACACGTCTGCCGCCTTCGCCGCCTGATCGTCGATTGGTTGCTGCTTCGCCTCAATATCCTTTACCCGCGACGCAGATTCCTGCGCATCCTTTAAAGTTTGGATTCGCTGCTTATTGTATTCGTCGGCCTGAGCCTTCTCCAGTTTCGCGTCTATCGACTCCGGCAGCGCATCGACGGCGTTTGCCCCAAGATGCCCCGCACCGTTGTCATACGACAGCTTGTCGGCCGCCGCCGCCTGCGCCTGGGCTTTCGCTGTCGCTTGGTTTTCCTTAACGAGGGCCTGCTCGTAAAACTCGGAAGCCCTTCGGGCAGCGTCAGTCTTTTCAGCCAAATCCGCCTTGGCGTCGGCGAGCTTTTGCTGGCCTTCCGCCGCCACCGCAGCCTTCTTTCCCTCTTCATCCTGTGCCGCGCCAAGTTTAACAATAGCGTCCCGCAGCCCCTTCCCCGCTTCGTTCTGCTCCTGCTGGGCCTTGATGAGTTCCCGGCGCGCGGCATATTCCTTTTCGATATATGCGCGCTTGGTTTCGTCTCCACCCGCTCCCTCAAGCTCCTTCGCCTCATTCAGTGATAGTTGGGATTCGGCAAGGGCAATCTGGGATCTCTCCAGTTCTTTTGCTTCCGATTCCGCCTCGGACATGCGTTGTTTTAGTGCGGAAAACTGTTCATTGATCAGCTTCAGCTCCTCCTCCAGCGGCTTGAACGACTCATCGACAGCCCTCTTGATGGCCTCCATTTTCTTGGCGGCTTCCTCTGCCGCCCTGCCGACCTTATCTGTCGCGTCGGCCGCTTCGTGGCCACGACCCGCCATTGCAAGGAATGCCCCGGCGACCAGGCCCGCCAGAATAAGCAGCACCCCGAGCGGCCCCGAGCCTATCAGGTGGGCCGCAATGAGGGAAAGGGATCGAAGCCCCCGGACCATCTCGCCCACGCCCCTTGCCCCCCCGCTCGCAGCCGCGCCCAGGCCGCGAAAGATTTCCTGCCCCTCACGCGAGCTTCCTGTCAGGTGCCGCAGTTCGGTCGCCGTCTCGCCGAGCGTGCCCTTAAGCCCCGACGCGCCTTCCTGCGCCTCTCGCAGACCGGAAGTGTCCGCGGTCGAGGTGACCTTAATGCCTAGGTTGACATCGCCTTCGTCTGACATCGGTTGCCGGTACACCTACCGACCTGCATGCCGGGGGGCAAGACTAGACCTTCGGGGGCGGATAAACGGTTCCCGCGTCCAGAGCCCGAAGATGATGCGGGTCCATCATGGGAGGGACATTGTTGTCGTTCCTGTCCGACAGGTCGCTCATGTTCTGGTACTGGACAAAAAGAGTCGGGTCCACGCAGTAGCAATCGCGGTCACGGTGCCACTTTCCGAGCAGAACGTCTATAGGGCCGTTTCCCGAAATCTCGGGGGCGATCTCGCGGGCGAACCCGCCGCGAATTATGTAGGAGCTGGTGGTGAACAGACGCCCGATTTTTATTACATGGGGCGAGCGTCGAGCCAAGGGCATCTCCGCGAAGTGCCGCCCAAGGTAGAGCATGTCGAAGCGCGTCGGAAGCTCCGGGATGTAGGAGGCGAACGCGGCCTGCGGATCGATGCGCTGGCGGCAACGGAAGTCGGTGAAGGCGAAGTCGGCATCGTCCTCGAAGATGAGCGCCTTTTCCACCTTGTCATGCGCGATCAGCTCGTAAACGCCGCGATGGGATGCGACACATCCGGCATTTCCGCTGGGCACGCCATCGAGCGCGGGTTTGTCGTGCGCCTCGAATATCGTCACGGCGTCCATTGAAATGCCCAGCTTGCCGAACATGGCGACGGCATGCGCAAGGCGGTCTGGACGCCGTTTCAGGTTTATCAGGTAGATGCGATCCACGAATGATTCAAGCGGAGTCATGTTAAAAAGGGAATCCTGGCGGCACGGCAACCAGCAGCATCTTTTCGCGCACCCCATTCAACCTCTCGAAATAGTAGCCGCTGTTGATGTCCTTAAGCGCGGACAATAGTTCGCTCGCGGTCATTCCGCCAAGATGATCGGTGCCGGCCAAGTCGTAATCATCCACGGCGATAAGATGGTCGTGCCGGTCAGCCGCCCGCAGTATCTCCAACTCGCGGCGCAATGGGCATTCTGACGGGTCGGTACCCTGCGTGGCGTGGGCGTCGAGCAGGATGGAGAACTTGCCGACGCCCGCGTCCTTCAGCATCTTCGGCAGGCATACAGAAGACGATCCGGCGTAATAGTGGGCGCGGCCGAACTGTGTTCCCATGTTGTCCCGGGCCCTGGAAAGCAGAACGGGGTCCAGCTCGCAGGTATAGATTTCCTTGAATCCGGCCATTACAGCGCCGAGCACCCCGCCGCCGACGTGCGTGCCGGTCTCGATGAAAACCTCCGACCAGCGCCGCATGTAAACGAACGAATGGCTATGGAGCGACATGCTCATGCCGCTGGGGGCGTCTTCTTCTTTAACATCGCCTTTAGCGCACCGAGGACGAAAGCGAGTGAGAACGCGGCGATTGCCAGCAGGGCAGCCGAGAAGATGATGCAAAGCAGAATTCCGCCCTCAAGGGCGACGAAATCGGAGAAGGTATGGATTTTCATAGGGAGGAAAAGAGGTGAGCGCGGTCGCCATAAATACCGCCAAGTATCTGGGCGAGGCGAGCGTGAACGATTCGCGGCCCGGGGCCCATCTTGCTCACCCACCCGGAGCGGGTCCACCGACAGGCATGCCAGACGTTTCCCTCACTATCGGCAATCAGGGCGACACGGACAGGTTTCGCAAGGCCCTCGCTGAATCCGAAATATGCGATAACCCGACGCCATACGGAAATATGCCGACAGGGAGGAATGTCGGGATGGATTTCGGGGAACTTAAAAACGTCAAACCAAGGAACCTTGATTTCCAGAGCGTCCATGAAGCAAATGACTTCATCCTCGTCATTCTCTATCACACTCCATTCGTCGCAGTTCATGTTTGGGTAAAACTTCAAAATATCTATTTTCATACCATCTCCGCAACGGATCACCGCTTTTTTCCCATCGGGCTCGAATCGGTTCCTGAAACGCGCCTCCCCTTCGGGCGATGTCGCCAGCTCTATCACCGCAAGTCCTCCACCGTCACCGTCCAGCTTGCGTCGAAGCCTTGGACGCTTAAGTGATAGATTCCCCCGTCGCGGATATACTCGGTTCGCACACCGTCCGCGCTCATGTTGATCGGGTTGAGATTCGCCTCGCCTGCATCGGGATCGGCCCACACGGCAACCTGCATTTCAGGCCCGACCTTGGACGCAGCGCAGACAACCCGCCAGTGGGCGTGAACGGTGAACTTCGCGGAGTCCTTCGCCTCGTCGTTTCCGCTTATGCGCAGGATTTCGTGATAGGACTTCATTGCGGTGGGCGGTTCATCGCCCCTACATACGACGCCCAAGAGCGCCGCCAGAAGCGCAACCATCAGGAAGGCGGCTAGGACGCCGAAGATGAATTCAATGACGGTGCGCTTCATTTGCGGATTGTCCACCCTTCCCACACAAACGGCTCGCGCCATTGCAGCTCATGCGTCTGCGAAAGTGCTGCGGCTATCGAGTCATACCGCTTTTGGTAGTCGGGCGCGCAGGTGTGAAATTGGGCGGCGATGTTGGCGAACATCGTCAGGGCCTTGTGATCGATGAGGCTTTCGAGGATCTCGTACTCCATCCCCTCGCAGTTGAGTTTCAGCAGGTCGAACTTTCCCGCCGCATAGACCTGCCGAAGGTGGTCCACGATTGGCAGGATTATCACCTTCTCCTTGACTTCGGAGCCCGCGAACACGCCGCTTGAGTCGCTTTGGACGCCGAACATTTCGGTTCGGAAGTGCGAGCCAAGGCCGCAGTTGAACAGATTGATGCGCGGATATTCGCGGCAGGCAATCGACGCCTGCTCGAAGTGCGCCTTCACCGGCTCGAAGGCCAGAACGATGCACTTGTATTTTTCGTGCATGGTCTTGGCGAAGCCACCGGTGAACGCGCCGACATCGACAACGACCGATTGCGGGCCGAATGGGTAGGCGTGGCGAAGGGATTCAGTGAAGGGTATCATTCTAGGGATTCATCAATCACGCCGCCAGTAAGCCAGATTTGCCCTTCGCCGCCATAGCCAACCGATTTCAGCTTACCTATAAACCCAGATTCCTTTTTATTGCGCACGGCCATGCACACTTCATCGGTATATGGAAACTCCTGAAGTTTCTCGATAAGTGCCCCTACCGTCATTCCTATGGCATAAGGAGAACCGTCCTTATTTCGCCCCCACACCCTACGAGGCTCTTTTGTGAAAAGGCTCATGCCTTCACTTCCTTTTTCTTAAAGTGGACGCATCCGAAATTCGGTCCAACCCAAAACGATCCACCCTCATCATAGTCGTAAATCATTTGGTCTTGGTTTTCAGGGCGTTCCCTTTCACCGCCCACATATCCACCGCCTTCACAAATCTTTGGGTGAAGGCAGTAGCCTTGTTCGTCGCGGTATTCACAGTCGGCGCACTTCATGGCTCTCCTTTGAGTTTAAGATCCCCACATCCCTCAAGCCACGTCAGCCGGGGCCAATTGCCTTCGATAAACGCGCAGTCGTTGTCCACCTGCCCGCGCATGTCCTGCGTGATTACCGGAGAGAAAACGCGGTTTGGGTTCAGCAGGCCGGCGACCCAGCTGAAGCTGCTATTGGCGCGCAAGAGAATCGGTGCCGTCGCTAGCGTCATAAAATCGGGCAGGAACGAAATGGCCTTCTGCAGTATCGTCACATGCCTCGGGTTGTGCTCTGACACCAAAAGGAACGTCTCGAAATTGGCCTTAAGATGCGAATTGAGCCCATGCGTCTTAATCGCCCGCTCGTAGCTCACCAAGGAAACCAAAGGGTAACCGGAGTAACCTGTATAATCCCCGCGCCTCATGTGGGCGACCACGCGGTATTGAGGGCCGGAAGCGAATTGCGCCAAAAGGTCGTGCGGGTCCAGCCTGAACGGAAGCCACTCCCGCGCATCCTCCTTGGTATAAAGGCGTGTCGCCAATTCCGACTGAGCGTAGCCGCGCAATTCCACATTCACCTCGCCGTGCTTCAGGTCGATTTCAGACCTTTGCGGCAGCTGCGGGCCCGCGTACCGCCCATATCCCGGAAGGTTGAAAACCTTTTCGCCAACCCACTCGTTGCAGGTGAATTCAGCGCCGACGCTCTTTGCGTAGGCGTAGGACCAGAGGAAGGAACATGTAGAGTTACCTAGCTTACTTCCCGGCGGATTGCAATGGATGTGGCCGCTCATTTCCAGAATTGCCACCAGCGTTTGCGCCTGAAGTCCGTTCCGCACCTCTCGGAAGCGAAGGCCATGAATTCGTTGAGCACAACAACCTTGAATTCGAGGCTATTAAGGCGGGCGACAATATCGGTACGCAAAAAGCCTTCTGCGATGGCGGCGTCTCGCCGATGCTTCTCCAGCGCCTCAATGCGTACACGAAGCTGCTCGACGGAGGAAGGTTGACGGCCGGGGGTGCTCATTTCGCTGCCAGTTTCTGCCGAATCCACATTCCAGCAATCTGGGAGGGTGAGCGAAGGCCAGCCTCCTGAGCCGCCTTGCGAAGGGCGTTCATTTCATCCCGTGTAACGTAGTTGACCACGCGAGGTTTTGAGGCCGAAGATTGTTTCATCTGGAACACACCATGGGTAGGCCCCGAAACATGGCAAGAACATTTTTGGCGATTTAGTGCGATTTAGTGTTGACGCCACCAAAAAGCCGTGAAAAGGTAGCGCGTCAGAGGGCAATTCCGCTCGATGACATTTCACAGCGACGAAACACAAACATGAATCCCCTTAACGCAACCGAGTGCCGCGAATGGCGCGAACTTGCCGGCTGGAAGGTAAATGACTCAGGCGAGGTCCGTCACGCGATCGACAACCTAGAATGTCGCGCAAGGTCGGTTATCGACTACTGGATCGTTCGCCCGTGGATGGTCGCGAAGATCGAGGCTTTCGTCTACCGCGAGACGGAGCGCATGCGTGATGAGCTTCACGATATACTGGTCGCGCAGGATTACTGAAAAAATGAACTCCTTCATCTACACCCACTCCGTCCCGTCCTGCGTGCAGCGGCTCGAATTCCACCCGCTTATGGCCTGCGTGTGCGCCTGGCATCCCAACAAGGCCGAGGGCGATTCATGGGCCAAGCGGCACGGCATCGCAGTCACTCACGGCATATGCGCGGATTGCAAGAAGCGCGTGGACGCCGAGACGGTCGATTCCATGCGCGAGGCGGCGGTTGACTAACATGAACCCGTCATCCCTCCAATTCCAGCTTACCGCCCTCGGCTTCTCCGCGCTCGGGCTGGCGTACTTGGCTACGTGCGTGATGGAGCGCAGGGAAGCCGCCAGGGCTCGCGCCAACGCCCGCAAGCTGGCGCAGGACCTCGAGCACATGGGCGTCGTGAACGTCCTGCAATCATCATGGAAGCCCCACCGCGACCGCTATGGGAGGTTTGAGACGGTGCGCAGATTCGCACCTCCACGGAAATTATGAAAATCGAAATATGCGAGAACACCTTCCGGGTGCTGATATGCGCGGTCATTTGCGCCGCCGTTATCGCCCTTGTTGCGATTCTGGTTCACGGCGTGAACACGCAGTATCAAAACGCGTTCACGGCGGGATACCAAGAGGTGGCCCTTCCCGGCCAAATGTCCACGGCGTGGCAGAAAACGAAATAACCTTATGCCTACAGAAACCGCAGAGCTTGAAATCGTCGCGCCCGAGGCCCGACTCACGAAATACGCCAACGAGGCGGGACTTGAGCAGTCGGCGACGACTCCGCTTGTCTCAGCCTTCGCGCCCATCTTCAAGGAGGCCCGAACGGTCTTGGGCGCCGCCCGCGGGGTTGCGGAGACCGTCAAGGACGCGACATGCGTCACGGAGATCCGCAAGGCCCGCGAATGCCGTCTTGCCATCCGCAAGGTTCGCATCGCCGGCGAGAAGGTCCGCAAGGACCAAAAGGCAACCGTACTCGCCTACGGAAAGGCGGTTGACGGATTCTATAACATCCTGGAGGCCGACCTGGCACCCGTTGAGAAGGAGCTCCAGGACGCCGAGGATACCGCCGAACGTGCCGAAGTTGCTCGTAAGGACGGGATAGAGGCGGGCCGCAAGGCCGCGCTCGCCCCATTCGTCACGGACGTTGCTCTCTACGCCGTCCGCGACATGGCTGAGCCCGCGTTCGCCGCTCTCCTGACCGGCGTCTGTGTTGCCAAGGAGCAGGCAGAGGCCGCCGCCGTTAAGGCCAAAGCGGATCGCATCGCCGCAGAGGAGGCGCGGCTTGCGGAGGAGGCGCGGATCAAGGCAGAGAACGAGCGGCTTCGCTTGGAGGCTGAGGCGCTTGCCGAGGCCAACCGTCAGGAGCGGCTAAAGGAGCAGGCTGCACGGGAGGTTGCACGCCAGAAGGCTGAGAGTGACGCGAAAGCGGCTGCCGAGGTGGCCCGCAAGGAGAGGGAGGCGATCGAGGCCAAGGCCAAGGCTGACGCCGAGGCGCAGGAGGCAAGGAACCGTTCCGAGCGTGCCGCCGCCGATATTAAGGCGAAGGCTGAAAAGGACGCAGCGGACGCAATCGCCGCCAAGGAGAGGGTTGCACGCCAGAAGGCCGAGGCCCAACTCAAGGCCGCCCAGGAGGCCGTAGCGGCCAAGGTTCGTGCCGAGGCGCTTGCGGCCAAGAAGGCGGCGAACGCCGGCGATGCCGAAAAGATAAACAACTACGCCGCCACTCTGCGGCACACGACGCCCTCGCTCAAGAACAAGCAGGTTCAGGAGGACATCGAGAAGCAGGCGCTCAACTTCATCGCGTGGCTGGAAAAGAAAGTGGAGGCGCTATGAGCAACAGCGATTCAAACCTTTTCGCGGAGTCGGAGATACCGACGCGGGAATTGGCTGTCGTTCAGCCGACCGCCCTTTCACTGATCGACAAGCTAATAAGCGCCGGACCCCTCAACGCTGATTCGGTGGGCGTCATGGAGCGGCTAGTGGCCCTCGACCGCGAGGTCAGGAAGGACAACGCCGAGCGCGACTTTGCCGTGGCACTTGCGGCCCTTCAGCAGGAGACCGGCAAGGTGAAGGCGACCAAGGCCGTGCCGAACCGCGACCAGACTATCCGCTACTACTTCGCCCCGTTTGAGGACATCATGGACCAGGTGCAGCCGTTGCTGAACAAGCACTCCTTCTCGGTGTCGTTCGATATGGACTTCTCGGAAGGCCGCGTGACAGAGACCTGCATCCTGACGCATTCCAGCGGCCACCAGAGGCGCAATAAGTTCATCGTGCGTATCGGTGGAGGGCCGCCAGGAGCCACCGAGACGCAGGCAGACGGGGCTGCCGCCACCTACGCCAAGCGCGGCGCCCTCTGTAATGCGCTCAACATCGTTACGGGCGTGGACACGGACGGCGTTGCGACGGATGCCCGCGCCGAGGGCGCCCCCATAACCGAGGACCAGGCCCTCTGGCTGCGCGACATGGTTAAGCAGACGAAAAGCGATGAGGCCGCGTTTCTCAAGTTCGCGAACGCAGGACCCGGAACCTATGAGACCATCGGAAGCGCGCGCTTCCCTGAACTGTCGCGCGCACTCAACAAGAAACTCGCCGGACTATGAAAAATACAACACCCATAACCCATCTGTCGGACATCAACGCCTGTTTGTCGGCTATCGAATGGGTTAAAGCGTCCAATTCGCGTAGCCTCGAATCCGCATGGCAGAAGTGCGAGCGCGGTGACTGGATGCTCTGGTACGCTGGCAAGAAGGCTGGCCCTGTTGGCGACGAGAAGCGCAAGAAGCTGGTCCTAGCGGCCTGTGCGTGCGCCCGGTTGGGGCTTCCGACCTTTGAGAAGCGTTACCCCGGCAACGACGTTATGCGAGTCTGTCTCGACACGGCAGAGAAGTGGACGCGAAATAAAGCAACGCTGGAGGCGTTGCAAGTTTCGCGCAGAAATTGCTACGCCGCCGCCGACGCCGCCGCCTACGACGCCTACGCCGCCGCCTACGACGCCTGCGCCGCCGCCTGCGCCGCCGCCTACGACGCCGCCTACGACGCCGCCGCCGCCGCCTACGACGCCGCCGCCTGCGCCGCCTGCGCCGCCGCCTACGCCGCCGCCGCCGCCGCCTGCGCCGCCGCCTACGCCGCCGCCGCCGCCACTAAAAAGAAGGTCTTAAAGGAGTGCGCGGATATCGTGCGCAAGTGGTATCCCGAATTGCCGCAATGAAAACACTCCACATGGCCCAAGGATCAGTGGAATGGCACGCGGCCC